CTAACTTCTCAAAGTAGTCCATAGTATCAGAAGAACCACTAGTAATTGGTTTCCCACCATCAAATGGAGCCTCCTCCATATCAGATGCAACTTGCTCAGCAGTACGATTGTCTGTTGACTCACCCAATACACGTTCCATCTTTTCCTTCAACTCATTATAAGACTTGAAGTTAGAATCCTCATGAAAAGGTTTCAAGGGATACTCTGACTGATAAACCTTTTCAAGTTCCTCATCAGAAGGTAACAGTTGTGCTACCGCCTCAAACTCAGACTTATCATAGTTCCAGAATCCGTCTACCTTACGAATCTTCAACTTGAAGTTTGCACCCTTCCACAAATCAAATGGATTGATTGCTTGTTCATCATCGAACTGAGGTTGCATTGCCTCCATAATCTTGTCAAAGATTTTCTTACCAAACTTATAAAGGAAAACTTTTCCTTCATTCTCTGGATGTTTAGGGTCTGCAACAACATAGATGTTGGTGAAGTAAGACAACTTACGTTTCTGTCTACGAGCAGTCTCTTTATCGGCCTCAGAACCAGAGTTCCAAAGTCTGCGATTTGCTTCTCCAACAGGATCGTTCTTGTTGATAGTGGTGAGACTGTTCTCAATATACCAGCCTCCTGGCCCCTGAAAGGAATGTGAAAACATTCTCTGCCATGGAATGTCCTCTCCTTCTGGTGCAGGAAGAAACCGAATCACGGCATAACCATTACCTGACTTATCAAGTTCTGGTTTCCAGATTCTTTCATCGTCAAACGATTTGGTATCTTGAGGGGTTGTTTGTTTGTTGTACTCATCAATAAGTGATGAGAAATCGGATTGCTTCTTTAGTGCGGCTAATGACATAATTTACTCCTTATTATAGTATTGTTTGTTTATATTAGCGTATTATAGTATTATCACTATTTAGTCACGGAATCCTTCACCCTTAAAGAAATGGTGAAGTCTGTGACACAAAATGATCCACCACAAGTGAATCAAGTTATCAGAGGCATAACTACCTACACCCCTGACCATTAACTTGTATGTGCATTTAGTGCAGTATACAAGTTCAAGCTTGTTTGTATCTATTCTTTCTTGCATAGCTATTCTGCTGTTTACGTTGCAAGAGTGCATTATCATATTCCAACTTACGAATATACTTTTGCAAATCTCTCATTTTAAATTTCAGAAAATCGTTCTCCCGAATTATGTCGTCTGGATCTCGTTTTCTACCCTGCTTTTTAGTATTGCCTTGCATTTTTCCTTATCGAATTTAATGAAAGGTTGACAATTATGAAGGGAACTCTGAAGTTTTGGCCAAACCCAATCTTCATCCACTTCATGGTTAGTGAACTCTATCCAGTTAAGGTAAGAGTCTAGAATAATAGCTGATACTATAGATATTTTCTTCTGTAGTAACAACTTTACAATCGGTGGATGTGTTTTAGTTTCACACTTAAACAGTCCACCAAAAGGTTTATGATAATCTATACATCTTTTCAAATCTTGGTCAAATACTCTTGTTATTGATTGTTGAATCTTTGTCCATTCTTTATAATTACTTTCAGCCTTATCTCCTGTCAACCACTTTGGGTTGACACTATCTTCTGTTACAAAATTCGCCACTAAAAAGTCTTGATACTCTGGTCTATTATTGTATCGTTTCGCAAGTTTGTGGAAGAAGTACCTATCGTTCCTTTTCATAAAGGAATCTCTGGTACATTTTATCTCTCCATTATATTTTACAAAATCGTAATTTGGTGATTGAAAATGTAATCTAATCGCCAAATACATTTTGTATGCATCAAAGGCTTCCAAATCATACTGGTAGTGAATTTGTTTTAGGTAAAAAATGGAGAGCTTCTGCTTCCATTTGTATTTTCTGTTTCAATGATTTATTAACTAATCTTGCAATAGAATTTGGTTCTATTTCTTTTTCCTTACAATAGTCTAGACAAGCATCCATGTATGATATGTGTTTTGTTTGTACTATCTGCTCAATAAGTAAACTGAACTTTGTTGGTGTAATAATATCTAATTCTTTATTATTTTTATTCATGTTTATTATTATACTATAAAAAAACTCAAAAGTCAAGTCTTTTGTTGATATGATTTAAAATCTTCTATTGCTGTTATTAATAGTGGAGTATAGTCATCAACTGATTTTATGAATATTTGAGGTACACCGCTATCGGGCATAATGAATATTACCAGTTGATCACAGGGGATATTGGTTCTTTCTGTAAACATCTTTGCATATGCAGTTCCTTGAATGAAATAATTTTCAATCCATTCTTCCTTCTTATCTTTGTTGGAAGTCTTGAAATCTACAACAGATGTTATTCCATCATATTCGGCAATCATATCTACTGCACCAGCCACTCCATACTCATCTGAATACAAGTAATCTTCGATACAGTAAATATCACCGACCTTCTTTTCTAGTATCTGAATTGATTCTAAAAAAAGAAACCATACGCCAGGATTCTTTGCAAGTGCTTCTCCACTAAAAGAATCAAAATCATCTATCTCATTCAAAAAATACTTTTCCATGAGACTATGAAATTGTGTTCCTCTAGTAGCTGCCTTTCTCATTATTCTATTGGCTTCTTCATTACCTACTCTCTTTCTCCACTCAATTATCCCTTCCTTATCTCGTATTGATAGTACGGATGTTATAGAGGGATAAGAGCCACTAGGAGTATCGTAATGTCTCCTTCCACCAATATTTGTTCTCACAAGTTTAGGTAACTCAGGAATGAGTTTCCTATCATAATTTTTCAATATCATTATTTACTTACAAAACCATTTCTATAAACTACCTTACCGCCTGTTTTAAGTGCAGTAAGTATTTTCTTACGATTACCCATTAGATTGTAACTACAATGTACCCATCCACTATTAGGGTCAACTCCATCGTAGAACTCTAAAATGAGTTGGTCAAAATCTAAATTCTTTGCAATCCATTTTGCAAGGTCAGGGTTTGGTGTTGAAAACGATTCAAAATCGGCTGCCTGGCCATTGCAATGTTGACTTGTTTTTGAACCACCAACCTTTGCATTTAGTGCAGGACTTCTGTAGCCCGAATTGATTGTAATTACTCCAAACTGATCCCTAACTGGTTGCAAAATATGTATTGCAAGATGTGTCAGGTTCACAAGATGAATTGTACTAGGTGAATTGTCCACACCTAATCGTTCTGCGGTAGCACTCTTTGTCATTTCAGAGAGTGCAAAGTTCTTTGATACTCTTATTATATTAGCCATGTCACGTTCCTTTCTCAACATCAATAGATCCAGTTGTAGGATCATATGAAACTGTGAAAGTCATCTCTATTGGTTTAAGTGTTCCATCTGCTTTAACTATAGGTAATTTACCCTCAACAGCTGCCAACAATGCATCTTTTGCATTTGTATGTGGATGTGAAGGATCATCATTTATAACTTTATCTAATTCTTTTTTTGCACTTTCTGGTAACAAATCTTCTATCATATCTTCAACGTGCTCTTGTGCTAAATCTGTAGCCTTGTCTACAACAAGACTAGAAAGAACATTGAATAACATTAATGGTAACATTATTTTCTATCTCCTAATCCAGTATTATATTTTTGGATGATATAGGAACGGACTAATCCACTTCTGACTATATCACCAATATCAAACTCACATGAATAGAATTCATCCATTTCGCCGATAATTTTTATGAACTGACCTAATCCAGCCTTTTCTTCATCTTCTCTTAGATCTGTCTGGTCAAAATCTCCTGAGAACATAATCTTAGACTCCTGACCAACTCTGGTCATGATAGTATCCAATTCATGGAAGTTTAGATTTTGACATTCATCTACAAGGATAATAGAATTATCTAAAGTAATCCCTCTCAAAAAGGATGTCGATAAGAATGAAATATTTCCTTGTTTTTTTAGTTCATCATACAACATATCAAACTGCTCTTGTGCAGAGAGTTTGAACATGAATCGTAACATATTATCATAGGGAACTTGGTATAATGAACTTTTATCTTGGTCATCAGTAGGCATGAACGCAAGATTTCTAGTAGGCATTAAAGACCTTACTATGTGTATACAGTTATAATTTTTGGTGGGGTCAAGTACTTCTTTGATTGCATTATAAAGAAGAACGAAAGTTTTTCCTGTTCCTGCAGGCCCATATAAGAACATATTCTTACCGGCCTCATATTGTTTAAAAACCTCTAACTGGTTTTTAGTAACCCCCTTCATCTCAACTAACTGATCATGAGTAAACATTTGTGTTTGCATAATTATGTGTCTAAGTTGGAG